TTGCAACACGTAATTATGATGAATTGAAAGACGGCCAACCAACTGGTAAAAAAGTATATTTGACAGAAGTACTAGCGGATGACTTTGGTTTCTTAGAAAATAAAGAAGCATAAAACTTTAGTTGAAAAGATAAAAGAATAAAGGATTGGCTTAAACGCTAGTCCTTTTATTTTTAGGGAGGATTGACGAAGTGATTGATTATAGTTGGAAAGAAACTTTTCAAATTATATTGATTATATTTTCTTTACCATTAAGCATTCTTTTTCCTTTTATTGTGTTAGAATTCATAGAAGAATATTTCAATAGGAGGTAGAGGGATGGATGATTTAGTTGAAGCGTTGGAAAAAGATTGTGACGAATTAGAAGCAAAATTAAAAGGTAGAGAAATTGAGTTAGAGATATATAAAAAAGAAAATGAAGAACTAAGAAAACAATTAAAAGACTTACAAGATAAATTATATAAAGCGGAAAGAAGCAGACCGATATGGAAACAACATCCGTGGTAGGAGGTAGAAGGGGAATATGAATCCTATCTATTTTCTTAGAATTGTCGTGTTAATGGAACTTTATATTAATAATCAAATAAAATTTGAAGAATATAGTGAAATACGGAATAGATTGAAAAATTATCATAGGAGGTAGAGGGATGGATGAAAGAGAAATATTAGAATCCATAAATTTAAAACATGAAATAAATATTGTAAAAATAAATATAGAACATGAATTAAATATGAAGAAAATAAATGATGGTTATAAATATTCAATACTTAAAATAGTTATCATTAGTGTTATTATACATCTTTTATTAATAATTTTATGGAGGTAGAGGGATGGAATTTAAAGAGTTAGTAGGTCAAACGTTTAAATATTATTGTGTTTACGATGATAAAACAGAAATTATTTTCATAAATGAAAAAAATAAAACTTTTAGAATGTATCATGAACAGGATTGTTGTGAATCTGTTTCTATTGATGATATTAATGGAGATTTAGATGATATTATGAATTCACCTATTCTACTAGCTGAAGAGGTAATTAATTCAGGTGAAAATGAATGGGGTACAGAAACATGGACATTTTACAAATTATCAACTATAAAAGGAACTGTTGTTATTAAGTGGTATGGTGAATCTAATGGTTATTATAGTGAAACAGTTTATTATGAATGGATGTAGGAGGTAGAAGGGATGAACTACACTGGGAAAGCACCGGCAACATATAAGTATTATATAAATAAAGAATTACAAGCAAGTGGTTCAATGGAAGAAATAGCGGAGGAAATAGGTGTAACAAGACATGCTATTTGGAATAGATGTCAGAAGACTAGAAAGAGAATTCGTGAGGGTGGTAAACCTAGAATTCATCATGAATTAGAAGTCGATAAACCGTCCATACATGAATACGCAATGATTGTGAGAGGTAAACTTGTTGGATGTGGAACAATAAAAGAATTATCCGAATTAACAAACTATGCTTACGATTATTTATTGAAAATATCAAACGGTAATTTTGATTCGAAATCAATTAAAATGTATAAAAAAGTAAAGTCTAATAAAATAAATTAGACTTTTTATTTTAAAAGTGTTGACGAAACAATTAAATGTGTGTTACAATTAGAGTACATTAAAAGAAGGGAATGAGCAACATGGGTAAATTAATTGATATATCAGGTCAGAAATTTGGGAGGCTTACATGTATTGAAATGTGTGGAAGAAAAAACGGCCATGTTCAATGGAAATTTATATGTGATTGTGGTAATGTTTTGATCGCAAGAGGAATTGATGTTAGACAAGGTAAAACAACGAGTTGTGGTTGTCGTTCAAAAGAAGTGACTTCTAAAATCACAAAAGGAAAATCTCCTAAAGTTAGAAAAGAAGAAAAGATAAAAAGATTAAAAACAAAAGCCTAAAATCAAGTTCAAAACCTTAAAGATAAAAATACTAAAAGACATAGCAAATGATAAATCAGGAAGATAACTAAAAGATTAAGTTCAAACATTCTAAAAGATAAAGAACAAAAACTTATAGTAATGAAACCGTTAGTCGTTGTAAAGTCTAGAGGAGAGAAATGAAGTTGGCAAGAAAACCAAAGAAGAAACAACCTAAATTCACGATAAGTGAAAAGGATTTAAATGAGTTTAACAGATTACAAAAGAATGCAAAAAATATGATTCGTTCTAGAAAGAAAAAGTATAACGTTGATATTTCTGGTGATATTGATTTGCGTACAAGCATTACGTCATTTAAAACACGTAAAGAATATAATGCTTGGAAAGAAAGTATGAATAAGTTACGTTATAGAGCGGATTTGCAGATTCGTAAAGTTGGAGACACAGTAGCAAGTGTAAAACAGATTAACCAAGCAAACAAAGAAGTCAATGTTATGAAGCGCAAACTCGAAAAAGTTGGTGATGAGTATCAAAATAAATATAAAGTAAAGTTTACTGAAAAACAGTTAAAAGAAATGACATTGCAAACGAATGTAGCACGAGATATGGAAATAAGAAGACAAGAATATCTTGAAAGTATTCCCCGTTTTGATAAGAAGGGAAGACAAATAAAAGATGTTCGTAAAGATAAAACTGGTGGAACTGTTATTGTTAGAGATAAGTTTGACCCTACTGTTTTAGATAATAATCAACGTGTTAAAATTAGAGAATATAATTTAAGACATGTGAGTGACCCGCAGAGATATAAACAAAGGGAAGGACAATTGAAACAGAACGCAATGGAAAAGATGTTGCAATCATTTGGGGATGATGCAAATGACGTGTTAGCTTATTTTAATAAAATGAGTGATGCTGAATTTAACAATTTCTATTTTATGTTTATGGATTCTAGTATGAACTTTAATGAGTATGATTCCGACCAATATTTGGGGCAATCAAAAGATACTGATGACCAATTAACAGGGGTTATTGAAGCGATACGAACAGACATACAAAGATATGATAAAAACAGGGACAAATATAAATTGCTTGAAAAGTATTGAAAGGGTGAACGATAGCATATGGTTAAAAAGAAAAGAGAAAGAAAAAAGATAAAAACATATGCGTGCGATTTTGAAACAAACACAGAAGCTTGGCTTCACGAGGATAAATTGAAAGATGAATTAAAAACAAAAGAAGAAAACCCTGAATTATGGAGAAAAAGGGAAGCGTGGAAAACTCATACAAATGGTGATAAAGCTTTTGTGTGGTCTTGGGGTGGCACTGAAATACGTGAAAATATGAATTTTAAAGGTGAACTAGATAATTTTATTGTCGGTAAGTCTATTCGGGAATTTGTAGATTGGGGCTTGGATGGTAGTAAAAATATATGGTTTCACAATTTAAAATTCGATGGTTCGTTTATTGCTGTTGAGTTACTGAGAAGAGGTTACACATTTACATTTGATAGGAATCCCGCTATTGGAGAATTCACTGGTTTAATTGATGGAAAGAAAATGTGGTTCGAATTAATTGTTTGTGTAGAGGGAAAACGTGGTGGGAGACACTTTATTACGATTAAAGATTCTTTAAAGAAAGTACCTTTTGGTTTACGTATGGCAGCTATGGCATTTGGACTTGATGTATTTAAAGATGATATGGATTATGATATTATAAGAGAACCTTTTGAACCGATTAATGAAGCTGATTTTAAATATCTGAAAAAAGATGTTGAAATTACAGCTAAAATCATTCATTATCAGGTGTTTCAAAGTGGATTGAAAAAGACAACAATTGGTTCGGATGCATTGAATGAGTTTAAAAATACAGTTGGTGGAGATAAAGGTTTTAAAGATATTTTTCCAGTGTTAGATTATGACACAGATAGTTTTATTCGTAAATCATATTTTGGCGGGGTTACACAAGTAAAGCCAGGAAGAGAAGGGGAATTGATTGGTGAGGGTTGTGTATTTGATATAAATTCAATGTATCCTTATGTTCAGTATTATAAAATGTTGCCTTATGGAATGCCAATTCCATATTTAGGTGAATATCAAGAAGATGATGAGTATCCACTTTATATACAGAAAGTTAGTTTCTCGTTTTACTTGAAAGATAATATGCTACCTACGATTCAGTTAAAGAAACAAAACGTTGAGTTTAATTACAATGAAGCTGATGATGTTAGAAAGTTTAATGGTAGGGAGTTTCAGAAAACGAGTTACGGTGAAATAGTTACGATGTATGTAACGAATGTTCAGTGGGATCAGATAAAAAAACATTATTGGTTGGATGATTTAGTATATCATGAAGGGTTTATGTTTAAAGGTAAGATTGGGATATTTAAAGAACATATTGATAAGTGGATGAAAGTGAAAGTACAAGCTAGTAAAGACGGAAATGATGCTTTAAAATCACTTAGTAAACTAATGCTTAATAGTCCTTATGGAAAATTCGGTACGAACACCATCCGTTTAAATGTAGAACCTTTCTTATGGGAAGATGATGAAAGTTTAGGTTTTAAAGTGGAAGATGAAGACCCACCTCCTGCAGATCCTATTTATACAGCTTACGCAAGTTTCGTAACCGCTTACGCAAGAGAGGAATTGGTTGATACGATTATGTTGTGCTATGATAGATTCGTGTATTGTGATACAGATTCAATCCATTTAGAAGGGGTAGAAACACCGAAAGAATTATTACATAAAATTCACCCTGATGATTTAGGTATGTGGGATAAAGAGGGAGAATTCAAATACGCTAAATTCCATAGAGCAAAAACATATTGTGAAATGTTATTTGCGAAAAAGGTAACGAAGAAAGATAGATGGGGTGATGTTGTGGAAAGTTTAAAACATTGCTCAAAAGAAGAGTGGGAAAAAACCCCTGAAGATCAAAGAAGTTTAGATAAGAATTTGAAGTGTGCAGGGTTACAGGGACATTTGAAAGATTATGTGTCTTTCGAAGAATTTGAAATAGGATTAAAGATTAATCCTGAGATACACAAAGATGTTATGGGTAAACCTTTAGGGAAATTAATGCCTTGTCAAGTTAAAGGTGGAACGTTACTTAAGGTTAGGAAGTTTAGTTTGAATTAGGAGGAGAGATGTAAAAATGTGGTGTCAATTATGCGGTGATAGAATTATCGAAAAGACTGTTACAATGAACGGAAAGAAAATAGATGTATGTAAAAGTTGTTC